GGCACTTGTTTATGGAGGGCGTCACCTGGGGAACGATTGAAGCCTACACCGTGACCGTATCACCCGAAATGTTTTATTCAGTTTATCGGGAAAAAATAATGGAGGGGGCGAATTTTTGCTAAAACCCAAAAAATACGAATTAAACGGGGAACAGCTAACCATTAAACAAATTGCCGAGCGCAGCGATTTGCCAGCCAGCAGAATACGCCGGCGCATAAGCAGGGGATGGACGCCAAGTGAAGCGGTAGAAGTTAAAAAAATGTCTAGCAGCCAAGCGGGGCGAATCGGCAAGCGTCGATCACCCTGGATAAAAGATTGGAAATGAGGGATAGATAATGGATTTAAATATAACAACTAACATCAATTCAATACAACGTGGTTTGAGCAAGACCGCCAAACGCCAGGTGCCTTTTGCAATTGCTTCGACATTGACCAAATTGGCCTTTGAAGCCATGAAACAAGAAAAGCAGCAAGCGCCCAAATATTTGGACCGGCCCACACCATTTACTGTAAAAGGTTTTCGCTATAAGAAAGCCAACAAACGAAACCTAATGTCTGAGGTTTATATAGATGGTGCAGCGGCCAACCGGTCCTATATGAAATATTCAATTGAGGGTGGCGTATCAAGGCCGAAAAAAAGTGCCCTGGTCCACCCTGCAAAGAACAGCAAATTAAACAAATACGGCAACCTACCCAGGAACTACGTTAAGAAAGCCCTGGCAAACAAAGCCAAGTTTTTCAGTGGCGTGCCCAAGGGAATGCAAGGTGATGAAAATTCGGGTATCTGGCAGCGTTATGGGCCAAGGAATAACCAACGTATTCGCATGGTCGCGCAATGGCGAAAAACCCGTGGATACCAGGCTAAATTCCCATTCTATGAGATCACCGGCGACGTGGTATTTGGTCGAGCAAACGCGATATTTAATAAGCAATTGGCCTACGCCATGGCGACGGCAAGGTGATTGGTGAAGCGGTGTTATGCTTGGCGCTTAATTTGTATTTTGAGGCACGCGACCAAAGCCAGGTTGGCCAATATATGGTTGGCCTAAGTGTAATGAACCGGGTTAGGCATGAGCATTATCCAGGGACCGTATGCGAGGTGGTTAAGTCTGCCAAATATAGTAAGAATAATAAAAATATTCCTATTAGAAACGCGTGCGCTTACTCCTGGTTCTGCAATGGTTTGAGCGATCAGCCCCAAAATCTGGAGGCATTTAGCCGGGCAAAGATCATGGCCCACCGTATTTATACAGGTCAGGTTAATGATTTTTCCGAGGGCGCAACCCATTACCATGCGACTTGGATTGAGCCACCTTATTGGGTTGAGCAAATGCAAACAATCAGTCGAATAGATCAGCATATATTTTATAAGGAGTTAGACAAATGACAAAAGCCCTGGAAGATATGTTAAGGGACCGGCCAAAGATTATGGTCGACCGTGAGTATTATTACCTAATCCAAAAGGATAGCGAATTGCTCGAGTATTTGCAGCTCCATGGTGTTGAAGATTGGGAAGGTTATAAGGCAGCCGAGCAAGAATGTAACCATGAGGTGGGGGATTAATAAGATGTATTACAGTCAATTAACCAAGACGGTTGAACAACGTAAAGCGATAGCAGCCAAGGGCGTAGAAACCAGACGTAAAAACAAAGCATTGCGAGAGGTTCAAGAGCAATTAAAACGAGACAAGCGCGACCACTTATTAGTGGAGATTGAGGCATTAACTAAAGAGCGTAACGACCTACTATTGCATGAGCATTTTGGCGAACTAATATCGACAATCGGTAATAAGTCGCTATTGCGTGAAAGCGAAATAGTGCAACAGGCAAGCGAATGGGGCGGCGTAACAGGCGTATATTTTTTAATTAAGCAAGACCGCATTGTCTATGTTGGTCAGTCTGTAAACGTATTTGCCAGGATTGGCACACATCAAACAGACAAAGACTTTGATTCCATTGCCTGGTTGCCATGTGATAAGGGCGTATTAGATAAACTGGAGTCGATCTATATACACACATTACAGCCGCCGCTAAACGGGAGGCTAAACAATGGCTATATTAATGCACCATTGGCCCTGGATACTTTGTTGACAGCACATAAGCAGCTATAAGGGTGAGGTACAAAACAGGTTTATTTATGACGTTTTGTGTATGTTTTGAGAAAAAGGTACTACCTGGCCTTGTGGTTTAAGGGTGTTTCAGAAGCGCGATATTTATTTAGTTACATAAAGTTACAAAGGGCATTAGCATGATGGAGTTTAACAAAAACCAAATAGCCGAGGCTTTTGGGATAAATTTAACCACCGTGGACAAATGGAGGCGAAGTGGGTGCCCGGCAGAAAAAAAGGGTCCAAACGTGATGTTTTCAGTTCGCCAGGTCAGTGATTGGTTGCGGTCCCGCGATATGGAAACCAGTGGCACCCTAGACCTGGGGCAAGAGCGCGCCAAGTTGACCAAACTCCAGGCACAAAAAGCCACCCTGGAACTAGAGATTTCACGCGGTAATTTGATTCCAATGGATTTGGTGGTGGAAACCTGGCAGGGACACATCGGGAACTGTCGGGCAAAGTTGCTGGCAATGCCAGCCAAGGCGGCAGCGCAGACCATAGGTATGGATGAATACCTGGAGTCAGAAGAATTTTTAACTGGATTAATCAACGAAGCACTGGACGAATTAGACAATGACGGATTACCTAAACAACACGTTAAAAGCCTTGAAGCTATCGCAGAAAATATGGAAAGCGCCGCCGAAGCTAACGGTTAGCCAATGGGCAGACGAAAACCGGAGACTATCGCCAGAGTCGAGCGCGGAGCCAGGGAGGTGGCGGACCAGCCGGGCAGAGTATCAGCGCGAAATCATGGACACCGTCGCAGACGCCAGGATAGAAACGATAGTTATTATGTCCAGCGCCCAGGTGGGTAAAACTGAGATCATCAACAATATAGTGGGCTACTTTATAGACCAGGACCCGGCACCGATGATGGTGTTACAGCCGACCGTCGATATGGCAAAGACCTGGAGCCATGACCGGCTAGCGCCTATGGTTAGAGATACACCGGCGCTCAAGTCACTAATTGCAGATAACAAAAGCCGGGCGTCAAGTAACACGTTATTCCACAAATCATTCCCTGGTGGGCACATTACAATGACCGGCGCCAATTCACCCACCGGCCTGGCGTCGCGTCCCATACGCATTGTCTGTTGCGACGAGGTGAGCAGATACCCGCAAAGTGCAGGAGCCGAGGGCGACCCGGTTAACCTAATCAGAAAACGGACAACGACATTCCACAATCGCAAAATCGTATTGACCAGCACGCCCACCTTAAAAGGCGCTTGCAGAATAGAACAAGAATTTAGCGTATCAGACCGGCGTTATTACGAGGTGCCGTGCCCACATTGCCAGCATGAGCAAAGGTTGAAATGGGCAAACGTGCAATGGCCGGAGGGGAAACCCCAAGAAGCCGTGATGGTGTGTACAGAGTGCGGCGGCGTGATAGAAGATAAACACAAACCCAAGATGATTAAAAACGGCAAGTGGGTGGCCGAGTTACCAGGAGGAAAAATTGCCGGGTTTCATTTAAACGAATTATATAGCCCCTGGCGAACCTTTGCCGACGTGGCCGAAGATTTTGCAGAAGCCAAAAAGAACCCGGAGACATTAAAAACCTGGGTCAATACTTCCCTGGGCGAAACCTGGGAAGAAGCCGGCGAAAGTTTGAGCGAGCATTTATTGTCGGAGCGCAAAGAAAATTATGCTATCGACGCGATACCGCCAGAAGTGCTTTTATTAACAGCCGGCGCAGACATTCAAAAGGACCGCATTGAGGTTTCAATTGTCGGGTGGGGTTTGGACCAGGAGTGTTGGATTTTAGACCATGTGGTGATTTATGGGGACCCGACACAACAAAAGATTTGGCATGAGTTAGAAGAGGTTTTGACAAAAACTTATGATGGCCACAGAATAGCTGGCGCGGCAATCGACAGTGGATATTTGACCGAATACGTTTACCAGTTCACAAAGCCCAGGAGCAGCCGCCGGGTGTTTGCCATTAAAGGCCAAGCGGGGATGGGCAAGCCATTAACCACCAAACCAAAGCCAGTGGGGCGCACCAGGACGCCCATGTATACGGTCGGAGTGGATACCGCCAAGCGGACCATTTATGCCAGGTTAAAATTAACAAGTGGCGAGGGATATATACACTTTGGCGTGGACTTTGACGACGAATATTTCCAACAGCTAACGGCCGAAAAAATGGTGACTAAATACCGGCGCGGTTTTCCCGTAATGGAGTTTATAAAGACTAGGGATAGAAACGAGGCGCTTGACTGTCTAGCATACGCCTATGCAGCGTTGGATAATTTAAACGTCAAACTAGCCGCATTGGCTGCAAAGCGCAAGCAAAAGGCAAATGCGGTAGCGGTAGAGCCGGAGCAAACTAGCCCACTAGCTACACCACCACCGCCGGTGAAAAGAACAAAGAAAACGAGGTCGAGAAAAGGAGGGTTTGCTACCAGGTATTAACTGGCAGCGTTTAAAGTATCGGATACCCAGGCGGCCAATGATTTACCATTGGCGGCTTTTTCCCAGGCGGCTTTTTCTTTTGGCGTGCAACGGATTTGCAGCCGGACAGATTTGGTAATTTCTTTTGCGGCGTTTTTTTGGCCAGCCATGCCATGTGGTTTTTTCATATTATTCAACACTTTTGTCCATGCTAGTTTTAACAGTAATTTTCATTGAATGACCGTAGTCAAAAGTGTCATTTTCTAGGTTATATAATGCAAATATTTTAACTAGCTGAACGAAACTATCAGGGTTGCAATCGCATAACTTTTTATAGTCTGCTTCTGAGGTTTCTGAGCCATAGCAAATTCCCATAGAGATTCCATCAACTATCACCATGTAATCTGGTTCTGATGGATAAAGGTTGCCGTCAAATTCTTTGTAGTCAATCATGTAATACCCCTGGGGCCGAAGCCCCTTTATTGTTATTAAGCGTTTTGATACTGTATTTTTTGAACTGATTGGCGAATGCCTTCCCATCCAGTTTTTGCAATGTTTACTGATGTTGCGGCTTGTGCGGTAGTTGCTTTAATACCTAATTCGTCGGCAGCAAATTCTTTTGCAGCTTCAAAAGCCCTGGACCAAGACGCGGTGAACTCGTAAGAGATTAAAGCCGCTTCTGCTAACTGTTGGATTTCAAATTGTGACATATAAGAAGTTTTCATAATATTTCCTGGTTGTTTTTGTGTTTTGATTCAATAAACTAATTGTACTGACAAAAAGAATATAATGCAACACTTTATTAAAAAATAAATAAAACCAAAGCGCGCTTATATACGATTGACATTAAAAGCAGATACGCCTATGCCTTTCGGCATTAGATCAAAGGCGTTTTTGTGCATGGCAAACCTATTTGATACTGCAAATTACCCAGGGCGTGAACCATTTTCACTGGTCATTGGCGACCGCTGGACTTGGAAAAAAGACGATTTTAGCGATTACCCATCATCCGCTTATACCCTTAAATATTCTTTTCGATTAGATGGTGCTGGCGCGACCGAAATTCAGATCACGGCCAGCGCCAATGGGACCGCCTTTAAAATCGAAGTGGGCGCTAGCACAACGGCAAACTACACCGCCGGAAATTATCAATGGCAATCGTATCTAACGCGCGACAGCGATAGTGAGCGAATCACCATTGACAGTGGTTACATCGAAGTCAGACCCAACCGGGACCTGGCAACAACCGACCCGCGCAGCCACTTTAAGATTGTTTTAGATAACATCGAGGCCGTAATTGAAGAACGAGCCACAAAGGACCAGGAAGCGTACAGCATTAACGGTCGCTCTTTGAGTCGCACGCCAATAGCAGATTTACAGAAATTGGCAGATTCTTACCGTGGTAAATATGTCGCCGAAATTAACCGGCACCGCGCCAAGAAAGGTTTGGGCCATCATGGTCGCCTACTAACGAGGTTCTTATAAAATGGGCTGGTTTAGTAAAGCCGACGAAGCGCC